GACACTGCGCGAAAACATTCTTGAAGACATCATGAGCAGCCTGAGCGGCACCACAGGCGTGGGCGCTCGGATTTATCGCAGTCGTGTTGTTCCATTGCAGCGCGGCGAAAGCCCTGCATTGGTTGTTGAGCCTGTAAGTGATACGCCAGAACAGAACACAAGTTTGCCAACTTTGGATTGGTCGCTTGTTGTGCGTGTGTCTGTAATTGTGCGAGGTGAAAAGCCTGATGAAGTTGCCGACCCAATAGTTGAAAGCCTGCACAGCAAAATCATGGCTGATTTAACTCTTGGTGGTTATGCCATTGATGTTCAGCCGCAAGGCGTAAGTTTTGAAATGGTTGATGCAGATCAACCAGCAGGTGTAATAGGTTGCGATTATCTAGTTCGTTACCGAACTCGATTAGCTGATCTGACGCAAGGCCCTTAAGATGGAAGATGAAAACTTGGGTCAAGGGGGTTTATACCTCGTTGATCCAAAAACCGGCAAACGGAAGCTCATTGAGCGGACTCAGCCGGCTCAACCTACTAGCCCCAATTTTGAGGTTGTAACCGATGACACTGAGGACGAGTCAACGCCTATTGCTGGCGAAGATTGAAAGTAGCTACGGGTCAGACCCAACAGCTGCAGGCACTGATGCGGTTTTAGTCCGCAACATGGAAATCACTCCGCTTCAATCTGATGTTGTTGAGCGTGAGTTGATCCGTGGCTACATGGGCAACTACGACATTTTACTTGCTAATCAGCGGGTTGAGATTTCTTTTGAGGTTGAGCTAGCAGGCTCTGGGGCTGCAGGCACAGCACCTAAGTGGGACGCAATTATGCGTTCTTGTGGCAACTCAGTCAATGAAGTGACAGGCACGTCGGTCACTTATGCGCCAAGAAGCGCATCATTTGAAAGTTGCACTCTTGAATATTTTGTCGATGGAGTTCGTCATAAGTTGACGGGTTGCCGTGGCAGCTTTGCAATCACAGGCGAAGTTGGACAGATCCCTGTAATTAATTTTACGATGACGGGATTGTTTAACGCGCCAACTGACACAGCAAACCCAAGCACAACTTACGCAAACCAAACTACGCCAGTCATTTTTAAGAACGGCAACACCACAAACTTCACTTTGTTTGGCTACGCAACTGGTGCCTTGCAGTCCTTTAGTTTTGATCAGTCCAATACAACGGTTTACCGCGAATTGGTTGGTGGCACTAAAGAGGTCTTGATTACTGATCGCCGGCCTAATGGCACGATTGTTCTTGAGGCTGAATTGCTTGCCACTCATAACTTCTTTACTGATGCCACCGGCACCAGCACCGGAACAAACACGTTCCAGCATGGCCAGTTGGCTGGCAACATTGTCACCTTCAGTGCCCCACAAACTGACCTAGGTTCACCAACCTATTCAGATTCTGACGGTATCCAGATGTTGAACTTGCCCTACAACGCAACGCCAACAAATGCAGGGAACAATGAGTACAGCATTGTTTGTACCTAATGTTGCGCTAGTCTGACGGCGAATCACCTTTTTTATGGCATTCGTTTTAAAGAAAACCAACTCTTACAAGTGGCCCGTTTCTGTAGATGTTCCTATTGATGGGGGCAAGCACGACCGGGTCACTTTTGATGTTGAGTTTAAAGATTTGACACAAAGCCGATTGCTAGAAATTGCTGACTTAAGTTCAGAAGGCAATTTGACAGACGTTGAGGTTGCGCGTGAAGTAATTTTAGGATGGGCTGGCATTGAAGACGAAGACGGCGAGGAATTGCGTTACAGCATTACAAAGCGAGACGAGTTGCTAGAAGTGCCGATGATGGCCACGGCAATCGCTGGGGCTTATCTTGAAAGCAAGCAGGGAGCCAAGAGAAAAAACTAAGCGAGGCCGTTGAGTATCTGTTCAGCGGTCCAGGAGATCAAAGCCAGTTAAAGGCAGACGCCAAGGCGTTTGGCTTAGTGTTGCCTGAGGTAAAAGAAGAACATTTTGAAGTATGGGAAGAAAATTGGCCTGCTGTTGAGATGTTCTTGCGTTGCCAAACCCAGTGGCGCACCACAATATCTGGCGTTTGCGGGCTGGACTATGCAGCTGTGCAATGGCTGTTTAGACTGTATGAAGTCAAGAATGCGCCAGCCGTGCTAGAGGACTTACAAATCATGGAAGCGGCGGCCATGAAAATTTTAAACAAGGAGAGCAAGTGATATGAACGGCAATGCAAAATTCAGCGTTTTACTTGGCGCAAAGGTCACAGGCGAGAACAATATCAAGCGCCTTGGCAACTCCATGCAGGGCGTGCAAGGTAAGGCTAAAAATCTTGGCCTTGCGGTCAAAGGCGTTGGGCTTGCTTTTAAAGCAATGTTTGCCGCTGCTGCTATTGGTGGCATTGCAGCGTTTGCAAAAAGCTCTATTGATGCGGCAGATGCTCTTGGAAAGCTTGAGGTAAGAACTGGCATTGCTGCTGCAAAATTGCAGTCTTATGTCAACGCCGGCAAGCTTGCGGACGTTTCACAAAAGCAATTGGCTACTGGATTAAAAACGTTGGCCCGTACGCAGCTTGAAGCCGCTGATGGTGTGGCTACCTATGCAGATGCTTACAACAAGCTGGGAATAGACGTTAAAAACACTGACGGCACTATTAAAAAAAGCGATCAGCTGTTGGGCGAAATTGCTGACGCGTTTGCAACTTTGCCTGATGGGCCAGAAAAAACAGCTATTGCCTTGGACATCTTTGGCAAGTCTGGCGCTGACATGATTACTATGCTTAATGGCGGCAAAGCAGCGCTTGAAGAATTTAATTATCAATTAAGCGATAAATTTGCTCAAAATGCAGAATATTACAACGATCAAGTTACTAAACTTGGGTTTAAATTTGAAGGCTTTAGGATGCAACTTATTGATGCGTTGCTACCAGCCTTAAACGCAATTACAGAATCATTTGCCACGCTGTTTGAAGCTGGCGTAGACTTTGACCCTTTGTTTAAAATTATTGCGGGCTCTATTCGGGTTGTTGCTGCAGTAACTTTTTCTTTAATTAAATTAGTTGATACTCTTATAAAAAATGCAGTAGCAGGTTTTCAGATAATTGGCAAACTGCTTACTTTTGACTTGCCAGGCGCTATGGATATATACAAGACTAGGTTTAGCGGCATGATTGATCAAGCAAAAAAAGATTTTGCAGAGCTAGGAAATATTATGTTTGGCACTTCTGAAGCTCCAGAAGGCTATGGCAGAAAGACTGGTGGAGTATTGCCGCCTGGTGGAAACCAAGAATTAACGAAAGAACAAGCAACAAAAAAACGCAATTCTGCTTTAAGTAAAGGCTTAGATATAACTCTTAAGCAAACTGCAAGTTTTGCGAAAATGTTGCAAGGCTTAGAAGACGAAAGGCGTTTGCTTGAAGCAAAAATTTTAGGTAAAGAAAAAGAAATTGCGTTAGACATAAAAGTTGAAAAAATGACAAAAGGCTTGCCTCCAGAAATTGCGGCAGGCGTCGAACAACGAATACGAGGAAATGCAGAATTGCAAAATTCAATTGATAAAACAAAAGAGTTAAACGCAGGCACTGAAAAAACTAACGGTCTTTTTGAATCAATCAAAAGCACTGTTGCAACAGGACTTGCCAATGCCATTGAAGGTTTGATTGATGGCACAAAGTCATTGAGCGAATCTTTGTCTGGCATTTTGAAGCAGATGGCAAGCCTATTCTTGAAGGCTGCTATTGGCAGCTTTGGGGTAGGCGGGAACGCAGGCACTGGGCTGCTGGGTCTATTTGCTAATGGTGGCGTAGTTGCTCAAAACAAAGTTGTTCCTTTTGCTTCTGGCGGGATCGTAAGCAAGCCAACTGTTTTCCCTATGGCTAACGGCATGGGGTTAATGGGCGAGGCTGGCCCTGAGGCGATCATGCCTTTAAAGAGAGGCCGTGGTGGTCGTCTTGGAGTTGAAGTTTCTAATCAAGACACCGCAAGGGACGCCATGTCTCGCTATTCAAACGGTTCACGCGGCAATAGCGTTATTCCTGCTAATGGTGGCGGCGGTAGCGAAATGCAAGGCAGCGGTGGTGGTGGTGCAGTTGCCGCTCCAATCGATGTTCGCTATACCGTGGAACGGATCAATAGCGTTGACTATATAACCGCTGATCAGTTTCAAACTGGGATGCGTAGTGCTGCAGAGCAAGGCGCAAAACGCGGTGAACAGAATACACTGAAACGATTACAGATGAGTGGTGGCACTCGCAAGAGGCTGGGTCTATGACAAGTTTTGCCTTTGGCCACGCACTTCGGATAAAGCCTAAAAATACAGTAGATTATTTTTATCAGAATTTTTTTATTGGCAAAAACATTACGTATGGAGAAGTTGAATATCAATTCGTTCCTTTTGGATTTTCTGGCGTCACTGTCAACCGCACAGGTGATGGCTTAGAGGCCTCGCTAGTTTTCCCAGTTAATAAGGTGTCTCTCAGTTGGGGAATAAAAGCTATTGAAAGAACTTGGGTCATGGCAGTTGATGTCTTAATTATTGAAGACCCTGATCCTGATACGGGGCTATCAGCGACAAATACGATTGTGCATACCTATACGGGGCAAGTGTTAGGAGGGCAGTGGGATAACACGTCACTGAACTTAGAACTGGGGTCAGTCTTAGATGCTGTTGGAACGGACGTGCCAAGACGTGCATTGACAAATCGGATCGTGGGTAACTTGCCGATTAGTAATAATGTCCGGCTGCGCTGATCTCATTGGAATGCCGTATCGGCTAGGCGCTGACGGCAGTGATGGCCATATTGATTGCATCCACCTTTGCTACCAAGCTTTAGGCTATATCGGCATTGACCCACCACCGTTTAAGCAGTCCTGGTACGAGGCGGGCAAGTGGGAAGTATCGCGTGATTTGTTGAAGTGGGGTTTCCGGGTCAAGAAGCCTGAGTATGATGGTGATATTCTGCTATTAGCGGAGAACTCTTGGACTTTCGCAGTGACATGGCAAAAAGGCATTCTTTATATTCAGCCAAAAACCGAAAAGGTGCAGTGGTCTTCGGTCCAACTGTTTACGATGTACCACTGCTTCCGTTCGAGAAGCAGTTAATTGAAACGATTGGAATTACTGAAGAAGAGTATCAACTTTTTACGTCTGAGGTAAGGCGGCGTGGTTGCGTAAGACCAGCTGAATACGATCATATTCCTGATATTCAAGCGGTATTAACAGCTGTTCCAACTTTAGTTATTCCAGCCCTTACTACAACCGCAGCAAAAAGCGCAACTACCATAATTCTTACCAATGTCGCGATTGGTTTAACTCTTACCGGTATTGCATATTTACTGACGCCTAAGCCAAAGATGCCTTCGGCTCCAAAGTCAGGCAGGCTTGACTTAGACAGCACCACAGGCACAAGCCGGTTCACACCGACAAGAGGGTTTGAAACGTTAAACGAGTTGGCAGACTATTCATCACCAATACCTATTATTTTTGGGCTATACGATGAAAGAAAAAAAGTTGGCGGGATGTTGGTTGAGCCACGCTTGGTGTGGTCTCGTATGTTTAGCCATGGCACGCAACAACAAGCAAAGCTTTTGTTTGTTGTAGGAGAGCAAGGCGTAAGAGATGCAAGCCCTAATTCTGGCATTGCCAAGCCAGATCTAGAAGGCATCTTTTTAGGTAACAACGCTTTAGATGTCATTTACGAAAACTTGTTTGCTTTTTACTGGAAAAGAGAATACAAGACAGGAGAAAATGGGCTTATTTATGGGAAGCCACATTTGCTGGCCGGAACAAGGCTAGATGATGGAGCATCTGGCGACCCAGACGCCGGGGCTAATGATGAGGTTTTTGTTTGCCCTAGTGACACGATTGATAATGACCCAGAAGCTTTTTGCCACGCATACTCTCCAGTAAACAATGTTCAGTTTGGCGTGTATGCAGCGATTCCAAACGGGACAGGCTATCGACTGAATTATCGAATTAGCTCTGTTCCACGCGACAAAGTAAAAGACAAAGATCAGAGAGCTAACATAATCAGACGTTTAAAAATTATCGGAGACTTAAATTTAGGCAGAGATGGCGACCCTGCCTTGAAGATAACGGCTGGCACAACTCCAAGTAGCGACAAGAAATACACAAAACTTGTGAGTAAGCAAGATCATGTAGGCACGGGGCGTGAATACAGTCCACGCATGGGCATTGTTAAACATATCCGCCCCGTACCAAACAGCGATTCAATTGTTACAACAGCAGACGGCGATAAGCTAACAAAGGTAATTAACGTGAAAGAAGGCGACGTAGCAATTTTTAGAATTTCTAACAGTGAAATACCTAAGGATGTTTACGACTCAGTGAAGGGTCAGGTAGGCGAAAAAGTAGACGACATAAACTCAACAGTCTTGTCTGAGCAACTTGCTGCTGATTCGGCGATGCAAAGAGGCGAAATATTTGCAATTGGCAATACTTTGTGGATGGTTGTTGACAGAAAACTTGAGTTCAATCCAGAACTTGAAGATAGCGAAGATCAGCGAATTCGTCTCAAGTGCATTGACACAAAAGAATCAATGCAAAAAAAGATAGGCATTGTAAATTTGAATAAAGTCGTTAGGCCAGAGGTATACATAGACGATGTTCAGGGTGTTGGAGCGGGCTTCTTCCCTCTTACCCATATTGCAACAGCAACTATCCGCAATAACCGACCAGCAGTTGTAACAGAGCTAGGGATAAGAAGCACTGTATTTCAGAATCTGCAGGGGTTGTGTTCTTTCCCTGGTTTGCCATCATCAAAGGAAATAAGTAAGCTTGACAAAGACAATGTGGTGGTAACAACTGGAACTATAGCGGCAACGATTGCCAGATCTTCATCTTTCAGAATGTTTATTAGAAAAGCAGGCGTTGACAAGGATAGCGAAGAGTACAACTTTAAGCCTTTAGTCAGCGAACGTACGGGCTCTGAAGTGTTTTTTACAGTAGTAGGGCAGCGTCCTGTCTCACAGTACAACTTTATTAGAATTAAGAATCCACAAGGCTTAAAGCCTCAAGAGCTTGAATTTAAACTTGTGCCTTTGCCTTCCGCAGAGATGCGTGCAATTCAAGATACTGCTGAGTTTATAAAACTTGCAGCAACTCGTCCAGACAGCGAGGCTGAAACGTCCTTGGTAGAGGAAGAAGTTAAGGTTGATGGTATTAATGGCCTTTTCAGGATTGCCGCGGCTGGTTCGTTGGTGCAGAGATCAGCGATAAAAGCTAACAAAGAATTTATGAGGCAACCAAGTTTTTCTTTTCAGCCATCAACATTTGGCCCGCCAAAT